GGTTATGGCCTATACAACATGCTTAGTAGCATGTTCAACGGCGACCCTATGATGATTAAACTTGTAGGAGACGGATTAAAGCTTAAAGCTCAAACAGGTGGAGCTGCTATTGATTCCCTTACCCGTAATCAAATGAAAACTTTGGGCGGAACCACTGGAACAGTTAATGCGATTGCTAACAAAACAGCTGCTCAAACAGAACTCTTAACCAATACGGCTGCAACTACTTCAGCTGGGTATGCGGCGTCTGCTGACTTATCCGCAGCACTCAATAGATTTGCCGATATGGTCCCACAATTAACTTCGGCTTTGGGCGGATTAAACGGATTAATGTCTGGAGTAAAAGGCATAGGTGGTGGTGGTGCTTTGACCAGTCTCCTTGGAAGTTATGGCGCAACTAAAATAGCTGGAAACGGTGGTTTTGTCTCTACTGCTAAAAACATAGGTAAAGGCATTTTAAATTTCTTTAAAAGAAATGGAAAAACCATACTCACTGACGCTGAAATTGTTGCGTTAGAGAGTCAAGCGGCTGCAGCTGAAATCACAACCGCAGGAACTGCGGGAACCGCCGATGAGGTTGTGACCCAAGGGATTGTTGCTAAGCTCATTTCTAAAATGGGAACACGCGCTGAAGGCGGCCCTACTGACGCCAAAGTCCCATACATTGTTGGAGAAAAAGGCCCTGAGCTCTTCGTCCCTAAAACAGACGGAACCATAATCCCTAACCATGTAATTGGAAGACAAAGCGGCGGACCAGTTACCGCAGGCGGGTCTAGCATATCTAAAGCAGAATCTTATTTAATGGGGATGAACCCTAATAAGGTAAGCGCTGGAGATTTTGCTCAAGCTATGCTCGTAGGATTAGGGGCGCCAACAGACGCGCAAAACGTCGCCAATCTAAAGCTATGGATGAGCGCTGAAGGTGGTAACTGGCTAAACACTGCGCATTTTAATCCGTTAAACACAAGCTATGGTTTAAATGGGTCTACTAACTTTAATACTGGAATGGCTGGGGGAGGCGTACAGGCGTACAAGAGTTGGAAAGACGGATTAGACGCAACTCTGGGCACTCTTACAGGTCAAAACGCTGGCGCCCGCGGGTATGCGAACCTTGTAAAAATGTTGCAGGGTGGAAAAGCACCTCAATCTGAATGGATTACTGCTTTACAGCAGTCTTCTTGGGATAATGGTCACTACTCTAACCTTTCGCATGGGGGCAACTCTAACTATAATCCAAATTCTCCGTACTCAGGCCACGGAAGAGGTGGAGCGACGAGCACCAACCCTGCAGCACCTACGCAGGTGCAAATAGCCGCACACGCAGCATCTCTTAATAAAGATGCGACTAATAACCATAACTACGGTGGGGTTAGCATCACGATTAATGCGCAAAATCATTCATCAGATGCACTACTAAGTCAACTACAACAACTATTTGCGGGCTCAGGTATCGTAGCCCAGATTTCAGGGTGAGTAAATGACTACTCTTACAGCGTATCAAACGCGTCAAGCGTATCTTGCAGCTTCCTATAAAGCAAGAGCAGCTGCCGAAAAAGCGGCGGCTTACGCCGCTTTATTTCCAGTAGCTGCTGTTCAAACCCCCGTAGTTGCTCCTCCAGGTTATTATATAGACCCATCGGGGACAGCTACAACCATCTCATCTATTCCAAATATACCTGATATTAAGGCGAGAGCGGCTGCGTATGCATTGGCAGCTGCCGAAATAAAAGCTAGCGCAGTAGCGGCTGCGAAGGCAAGTGCCGCTGCAGCTGCTTCTATTTCGTTAGCTGCCAAAGCAAATACTCCGTATAATATTCAATTCAATCTTCCGCCCCATAAATGGAGTTTGCCAGTAGACCCCACTAATTTAGGGTATAACAAGACTAAGCAAACCAGCGCGTCCTTTAATCACGGACTTCGTAGAGCAGCTATGTGGTTCTACGATGCACCGCCTGCGGGAGACACAGCCCCTAGCAGCGCGCAAGGTTTAATTTCCACATCCAATGCTGTAGCGGCTAAGGACAAAAATCTATTTGGTTTTCAATTTTTATGGAACCCAACCACACTAAGCAATTCTATTTCATATAATCCTGCGATGGTTCCATCATCAGCCGATGGATTTGCGCAATATTCGTCTTTGTTTACAGGCATGGAAAGCATGCAAGTTACCGCGCAAATCAATAGAGTGATGGACTTTGCGGCGTTTAAGGCTAACCCTGGCATGTCATTAAGTGAAATGGCCAGCTCGTATGCAGCGTACAAAAACCCTCAATCTAAATCTAAGGCTGAAACCACTGAACAACAAATATCTGACCTGTTAAAACGCGGAACTATGGCGGACGTAGAGTACATCTATAGGATGGTCAACGGCATCGGAAACGCATCTATACCTACTTTTACTAACGTCTTAGGTCGTCAAACAGCTGATTTAGCTTTTTTAGCCCCAACGGCTATAGCAATAAAATTTGGCCCAAACCCTGATAGTTTGTCGTACGTAGGTTGGTTAACACAGGTAGATGTTCAACACCTTCAATTTACTGAAGATATGATTCCGTTAGACACAACAGTAACCATTAGCATTAGTGCGTTCTCTCGCACAACGTTAGCGAGCAACTAATGGCTATCTATAAAGGCTCTAGATATGAGTACTCTAAAGTTGATTTTGTGCAAACAAAAGCTGCAGGAAATGCAAACCCTATTATCTTCTACAACGTTCCTGTATTTACCAACCTTTCTTACTATGAGCATGTGTATGAAGCTGGGGAACGGATTGACCAGATATCTACTCAGTACTACAGAACACCTAAGCTTTGGTGGTTAATTGCTGCGGCTAACCCTGCAATAAATGATTTATACAATATACCTGCGGGAACTTCTTTAAAGGTGCCACGTGTTTAATTATTTAAAAGTAACTTTTCCTAACACTACGCTATCACCAAGCAGTGTGCTCTCTTTTAATTACTACCAAAACCGTTACAAGCATGAGGTTGCGGTCATAAAATTTAGAGATTGGAACGTCGAGTACTCTGTAATTTCTTCGGGCTCTCCTGTTCAATTTCAAATGTTTCATGGAGTTACCGCTGGAGCAGTAAAAACATTTTATGGATATGTCCACCACGTCTCACCTACCAGAACACCTGGCCAAAACATAACCGAAGTAACAGTCATCGGAGCCTCGTGGGTTATGAAAAATGAAAGCCAACATATTTATAAAGGACTATCGGCTGACGCTATAGTTACCCAAATGGCAAAAAAGTATAAGTTTGCCTCTTTTACTGTGAGTCACCCTCGCGTGTTCCCTCAGGTGTCTCAAGCGGGACACACAGACTGGGGTCTGTTAGTTCGTCTAGCTAAACAATGCGGCTACAGCCTACGTACAGAAAACACTGAGATTTACTTTCAGCCTATGTTGTATGAGTATACAAATTATCGTTCTCAAGCGCCTCGCTTTATTATGCGTGAGTCTAATAACCCTGGCGGCTCTACTATTTACAGCTTTAAACCAATGATTGGCGAATCTATACCGTACGAACAGGAAACTAAAGCAGCTACCGCTGTGTCTGGTATAGATAGACCCTCTATAAATGGTTTATCTCTTACGCACCCTACAAGAAATAAGAAAACTAGAAGCTCTTCTAGTTTAGAATTTTTTGATAAGTATGAGACTTCAATCGTCGCTAACAATGCCGATACTGCTAAGCACGAAGCTAAAGCGGCCGAAGACCGAGCCTCTTTCCCGTACCGCGCTACAGTTGAAGTTAAAGGGGACCCTTTACTTCGACCAGATATGCCTGTATACCTACAGGGAGTTGGAGCTCAATACGAGGGCTATTGGACAATCTTAGGCACAGAGCACAAGATTTACGAAAAAGAGCGCAATAACCAGATATACACAACAATTTTAACCGTGGGTAGCGACTCCTTAGGTGCGGCGGTTACTTGGACAGATAATCAGACTATTACTCAGCCCGCGGCTACTCCTATTAGAACTATTATTCCAGGAGTAACGCAAACGGTTATTACCCCCAAAAGCACTTTAATAAACACAACCCCATACAACCTTCCTCAGAAAAAGGGAACATTTGGGGCACTTAATAATAGAACTGGCGACTCTATATCTAGTCCTACTTGGATTTCACAGACCGTTACGCTTAACCCTATCTTGACAGTGCCTGGAAGCTCCTCTCCTACGCGCAGCACCGCCCAAGCCTCTATTGGAACGATAAAGTGATGAACGACGAATACGATAAAAGATTTTATGGAATTTACGAAGGCGTCTGCACTAATAATGCTGACCCAGACGGTAAATATAAAATTAAACTTATTGTTCCGCAGGTGCTGGGCAATAATGAAACAGACTGGGCTGTTCCTTGCCTTCCTGTGGTAGTAGACGCTGACCATGGAACCTCTGGCGGCCTGACCACCACTACAAGTTCCGTTAATGATGGGGGCACTGGTTCTTCATCACACAGCCATACAGTGACGTTGACCACACATCAAAAAGTACCAAACCTTAATCAAAAGGTTTGGGTTATGTTCATTGCTGGAGACCCTAATTTTCCAGTCTGGATGGGAGTTGAACTATGAGTTCTGACAGCGCTATAACTCTTCCTTTTTCTTTTAATAGCTCTGGGGGTATTAGCTATACGACCGATATTCGTAAAATCTGGCAAGACCGAGTGACCTTAGTAGTTATGTCGCTAGTAGGGGAGCGGGTTATGCGACCAAATTTTGGGACAAATACGCGAGGTGCTGACTTTGAAAACACATCTAATGCTTTGTCTTTAATACAGTCCGAAATTGCCGCTGGGTTTTCAACTTGGCTACCTAATCTAACTCTTTTAGAGGTTACTGGGGCCGTAGACCCTGTAGATAACTCATTAAATATAAACGTAAGCTACCAATACGGGTTAGGTACCACCGACTCCGTGGTCTTGCGTAATGCTATCCTTGACTCTACAGGCTCAATACTTTCGGAGGCTCCAATAAATGGCTAGTTATGTTCCATCGGTAGACTATACCTCTAGAGACTACTCTGCCATTTTGTCAGATATGACTAGTCTTATCCCTAACTTTACGTCCAACTGGACTAACCGCGACCCCGCTGATTTTGGCATGGTGTTGTTGGAGCTTTTTGCTTACATGGGAGACCTATTAAGCTATTACATTGACCGCGCTGCCAACGAAGCAATGATTACTACTGCTACTCAAAGACAAAGCCTTTTGGA